TCAGGAACCACTTTATTACTCTGTGAAAAAATGAATAGAATTAGTTATAATGCTGAAATAAATAAAGAGTATTGTATTGATATAATTAAAAGAATAGGTGTTTATGAACGCATTTAAAGCACGAAAAAACAAATCAAAAGAGCTTTGTGATTATTTAATTAATTATTTACAAAATAAAAAGATATCATATTTTGAAAGCGGTTATGAATATTATAAACAATACAATAATGCAGATAAAATAAAAGAATTAAATGACAGTACTTCTAAATTTGTACGTTATTATCCTGATTACACAATAGCTCTCAATAAGATCTCAGTATTAATTGAAGTCAAAAATTCTTCAGGTATTGAAAAGGAATGTTATGACAACTATATGATACTGGCTGATAAACTAAATATAAAAATTTTTCTATTGTGTTTAAATAAAAAGTTATGCTATTTAAAAGATATTGTATTTAAAAAAATTGATTCATTTGATAAAAGAGCAAATATGCATGTTCCTGTTACTGATGAAGTGTGGAAGGAACCACGAAAAATGATTATAACAGATTATCAGGAATATTTAAAATCTTATAATTTTACAACAAGCGGATGTGCTTTTGCCTATATTGATTTTAAAAAAACAAAATTTTACAATATTGATATTTTAGAGCAATATAATTAACAGATGGATGTTGATAACTTTATTTGTTTTTTTATTATTTATTTTTGTATATTTGTACAAATTAAATAAACATTATGCAAAAAGAAACACAAATTGAAGAGTCAGAGGTTATCTTGAATCTTCACCAAAAGTTACACAGAGCTAAATTAGCTATTGGTAAAGTAACTAAAAATGCAACTAATCCACATTTTAAGAGAGCTTATGCTGACATCAATGCATTACTTGATGCTGTTGAGCCTATCTTACTTGAGAATGGATTGCTACTATTACAACCGATACAAGGTGAAACTGTCTGCACACAAATCATAGACATTGACACCGGTATCATGTTGGAGTCATGTATGGCACTACCTGCAGGACTAACACCTCAGCAGTTAGGATCAGCCATCACTTACTACAGAAGGTACACCCTTCAAAGTAGTCTATCATTACAAGCTGTGGATGATGATGCTAACTCAACAGTACCATCTAAAAAAGCAGGTAAACCTTCATTGACTGATGACAGGTTCAAGAGTGCTCTTGAGAAGATTGAAGCAGGTGAGTACACAGTAGATCAGTTGAAAAATAGTTTTAAACTTACTAAGGAACAGGAGGCACAGCTATGAAATGGAGACCATCACAACTTGGTAAGCTAATGACTAACTCAAGGAACAAGTCTGAGGTGTTATCTGAGACTGCAAAGTCAGAGATACGCAAGATAGCAAAACAGGACTTTTATGGATATCAAACTGACATCAGAACTAAGCCAATGATCAAAGGCACTGATTGGGAACAGTCAGGTATTGACCTTCTGAACAATGTAAGATTTACTAACTACACTAAAAATGAGGTAAGATTAGAGAATGAATACATGACAGGATGCTGTGATATCATTACAGATAATCTGATTATTGACATCAAGAGCTCCTGGTCCTTAGATACATTTCCTGCAACACCATCTGAAGGTCAGAACTCTGACTATGAGTGGCAAGGTAGAGCATATATGTGGCTTTATGATAGACCATCATTTGAACTTGTCTATGTTATGTACACTACACCGGATGAGCTGTTAACTGAATGGGATAATATGTCTATCCATAGAGTTGATCATATACCTATGCATCAGAGAATAACAGTGCTGAAATTTGAAAGAGATGAGATGTATGAGGATCTGATTAGGGATAGGCTTATCCACTGCAATGAGTACTATAGTAAGTATGTTAATGAATTAAATAATAAATAAAATGGAAACAAGAACACAAATAGTAACAACACTGGTAGCAGCATTTCTAACAGATATTCATAGAATGGATGATATCAGAAATAGCATGGATATTGATTGTCAAATATACAGAACAGATCATGAGATTGCAGTAACGTATGCTAACATAGTAGCAGATGAGATAATCAATCAAACAATACCGGATATTCAATTTCCAGAAAACGTAGTATAAATAATAAATAAATAACATGGAACAATTAACAATTAAAGGAACCGTTAAGGTAATTAATGAGACAAGAGTAATATCAGACAAGTTTGAGGTCTGTGAAATTGTCATCACTACAGAAGGCAACTATCCTCAACACATTTTATTTACAGCAGTAAATGATAATATTGACAAAGTAAAAGCTGTCAGTGTTGGTCAAGATGTAAATGTTGAGTTTTCTGTAAGAGGTAGAGAGTGGACCAGTCCACAAGGTGAGGTAAAGTACTTTAATACATTAGATGTAAGAGAAATAACAGCACTATCACCAGTGCCGGTACAAGTAGCTGATGACCTGCCATTCTAAGACAGTTTATCTAAAAGAAGGTGAGACATTGACATTTTATATCAGAACAGGATTAACTGATCTGCTAACTACAAGATACAAGATCCTGCACATGGCAGAAGATATGAAGGTCAAACCTCACACATTATACAGGTTTTTAAATGGTTCTGAAGTTAGAGGTGATTTTTACGACAGAGCATTTATATTTTTAATAAAAAAGAGCAGTTAACAGCTGCTTTTTTTGTTGTATTAAATTTTTTCTTATATTAGCACCCATGATAGACTATCTTGCACCTTTTGTAGTATCATGGTGGTTCGTTAAATTTGAGCCTTTACAGCTCACTATAGACAAGATTTTCAGTAAAATAGACATTGATTGGTTATACACAGCTCTTGGATGCTGGAAATGTATGTCATTTTGGTTTGCTTTGGTGTATTCTGGTAGCTTTATCATAGCTTGTGCAACCTCTTTATCTGCTGTATGCTTGAACAAACTGATTTACAATTAGTGCAGAGTATTATCTCTCTGCCAAATGATGCAATACTTAAAAAAAGTAACCTAAAAAAGTTACAAAATATTAAGAACAAGGCAACACAATCAAAAGATAAAGAGTGTTTTTGTGCATCTGTTAGACGTAAGGTGTGGTTGAAAGATTTTTTACAGTGGTATGAAGCAATATCTGGATGAGTACATATCTAAAAATTATGATGAGGTGCTTAGATATACAAAACACTTTTTAAAAATCTTGTCGATACCTCCTTCAGTTGATGCAGATGCAGTCATCAACAATGCTTACCTCCACTGTATTGATATCAATGTTGATGATCTTACTATTGATAAAGCAAAAAGCTATCTATTAAACACAATCAAGTATGAGTTGATCTGGACTCAAGGATCAAAGACTAAAAAACAGGACATCTACAATAGTCAGCTGTATGTTGGTGATGTTGTAGAGGATCTGACTGATATAGAGCACAAGATAAAGATGGAGGATAAATACAACTATAAGAAGGCAATGGTGGAGATATACCGGAAGGAACAAACAGATAGAATAAAAAAGATTGTGTTTGAAGCATACTATGACAAAGGCTACTCAACACAGACTGCCTTAGCTAAATATTTTAATATCAATAACACCTCAGCTTACTTCCTAATCAAAGAAATTAAAAAAAATATAAACAAGATACAATATAGGTATGAAGAGTGTTAATATTATTGCTTTATTGTATTATTTTGCATCTCTTGGACTTGTGGTAGCATTATGGAATGAGAACTTGTATTTTATGTATAAATTTGCCAGTGTTACATTGCTACTGTTAATGATTTTTTCTATAATAAATAACTATGAGTAAATTAAATTTAAAAAAAGAGTACATTGACAAGATTGTGTTAGTGAAACTTACACCTACATCTGGTACAAGACAGATTAGAATTAGAGACAATGAGTCTAAATTTGAGTATTATAAAAAATTAGGATTAGACTACATCTTTGAAAGTAAAAAAACAGAAAAAGTAAAAGATGACATTAAGGTCATTGAATATACTGCTGTAGATCCTCCAATACCAGATACAGAAGATGCCTAAGCCATTACCCAAAGAACTGTATGATGAGTATATCAAAAGATGTATGTCTGATGATGAGACCATATCTAAGTTCCCTAATGAGGAGCAAAGATATGCTGTGTGTGAATCCTATTGGGATGAGAAACCAGTCTACTCATTAACTAAGTTCAAAGAGTCTTTTGCTGAGTCTTATACTGACTATCCACAAGCTGCTGTTGAAAATGCTAAAACAGCAATAAGATATGCAGAAGAAAATGGATGGGGTTCTTGTCTGACTGCTGTAGGTAAAAAAAGAGCAGCTGACTTAGCAGCAAAAAGACCTGTCAGTGAGGAGACCATTGCCAGGATGGCTGCATTTGAAAGGCACAGGCAGAACAGCAAAAAGAAACTTGGAGATGGATGTGGTAGATTAGCCTGGTTAGCATGGGGTGGTGATGAGGGTGTTGCATGGGCACAACGTAAATTAAAACAGATTAGAGGTGAAGAGTATGCTGAGGTAGGAGAAAAAGGTGGTATCAAGTCATCACCAAAAGCTCCTAAGTCAGATACACCAAACCCAAACCCAAAAGGCAAAGGAACTGCCAAAGGTGATGCCTCCGGTAAAAGAGGTGCTAAGGTTACAGCAGAACAAGAGAAAACACTACAAGGTAAAGTTGATGACTTTAATGAGAGAGACAGCAATACTAAGTATGGCAGAGCTACACTTGGAGCATTGAAATCAGTATTTCAAAGAGGTCTTGGTGCATACAATACCTCACACAGTCCTAATGTAAAGTCAGCAGAGCAGTGGGCCTATGCAAGAGTCAATGCTTTTCTGTACCTATTAAAGAATGGCAGACCTGACAATCCTAAGTACACTACAGACTTTGACCTGCTGCCTGAGAAACACCCTAAATATCAAAAGAAATAAATGGCTAAACATAAATACATAGAAACACCAGAAGCAATGTGGGAACTCTTTGAAGCATACAGAGACTGGTGCAAAGCAAACCCACGATATCAATACTCACTATCTACTAAGACAGGTGAGGCTACTGCCATACCTCTTGAGAGACCACTCACTCAGGTAGGTTTTAGAAGTTATGCAGCTGATAAAGGCAGCACAGTCAATGATTACTTTGCTAACACAGGGGGCAGGTATGTCGAATATATTACAATCTGTTCACGCATAGAGGAGGCAATCCGGAATGATCAGATTGAAGGTGGCATGTGTGGTCAATACAATCCATCCATAACTCAAAGACTAAACGGCTTGACTGAGAGAGTTGACACCACTAGCAAAGGAGAAGCTATAAATGAGATCAAGGTCAACATAATAAGGCAGGATGATAAAATGACCTAGAACAAATTGCAGCCATGGAGATTAACAGCACTGTGATATTTGAAAAGAATTATAATGCAATCAATTCAGGTGTCAGGTTTATTATCAATGAGGGTGGCTCAAGGAGTTCTAAGACTTACAGCCTGTGTCAGGTTGTGATAGTTTACTGCATACAAAACAGCAACAAGGTAGTCAGTGTAATACGCAAGACCTTTCCTGCATTGAGAGCTACAGTCATGAGAGACTTCCTAGAGATTATGAAGAGTCTCAACATCTATGATGTCAACAAGCACAACAAGTCTGAGCACATCTACACCTTTGACAATGGATCCATTGTTGAGTTCTTTAGTGTGGATGATGAGCAGAAGATCAGAGGTAGGAAGAGAGATATAGCCTGGTGCAATGAAGCCAATGAGCTGTACTATGATGACTTTACTCAGCTCAACATGAGGACTGAGAATAAACTAATCTTTGACTACAATCCATCAGAGTCTAACTCATGGCTCTATGAACTTCCATCTGCTGAGAGCATAATGATCAAATCAACTTACAAAGACAATCCATTTTTACCTATGAGTATCAAGAAACAAATTGAGGACCTCAAGAGAACTGATGAGGCACAGTATCAAATCTATGCTCTCGGTGAGAAGGCAATCAGTAAGAGCAACATCTATTCTGGATGGACCTTTGTCAAGCACAGGCCTAGCAAATTCACTGACTATGTTTATGGCCTTGACTTTGGATACAACCACCCCACTGCATTGGTCAGAGTCTATTGGCGAGACATGGACATATACATTGAGCCGGTCATCTATGAGAGCTACCTG